CCGCCTGTTTCTTGTCGCGCGCTTCGATAGCTTGCTGGAACGCCGCCAAGTCTTCAAGCCGGACTTGCCCGCCCGCGGCTTCCGCAGCCTTGGTCAGTTCCTGAACGCCGCCGCCTTGCTGGAATGCCGCTCGCACCGCCGCCGCAATGGCCTTGTCCTGATCGGTGGAGAAGTTTGCGCCGCCTGTGATGGCAACAGGAACTGCGTCAACGCCTTGCGGGAATTTCTCTGACCAAATCTTTTCGACGTTGGCCGAATATGGCTCATCGATGCGCGTGCCAGATATTAGCGACGGATCAAGATTGTATTGCTTTGCAAGCGCCTCGTAATCGGTGCGCACGCGGTCATAGGACTGGCGATAGTTGCCGGTCAGGTTCTTCATTTCCTGCAATACGCGGTTGCGCACTTCGGGGCGGATCAAGCCGCTATCATCAACGCCGAATTCCTTTTGCAGCCGCGCGACAATCGAGCCTAGCTTGCTGTCACCCGATGCAACGGTGTTGAATTCCTGATCACGCACCACCGAACCCGGATCAAGCATCTTGGCGTAGGCGGTAATTAGCGCCTGATCGCCCGTTGGCGTAGGCTGCGCACCAAGAGCCGACGAGAATTGCCGCATGACAACCTCGTAGTTCTTGGCTTCTTCAGACTTGCGGAATTCGTCCCGAAGTTTCGCAGCGTTGTCAAAAGCTTCATCGAGCGTAGCACGGGATTCGGATGACGATGCAATATCAAGACGAACAGCATCGTTCTTTTGGCTTTCGTTCGCCCGCGCCTCAGCCGCCGCCTTGCTTGCACTAGGCACGCCACGGATAACGCCGGGGAATTGCGAAGCGGGAGCCGTTGCAGGCTCATCATCCCACTGGACCGAGTTAGGATCAATCTGCATATTGCGTGGTCCCGTCAGAGAATTGAATGACCTTGCGACCGTTTGACGTGCCGGTGCGAGTGACCACCTTTACATTGTTCTGCTGCAACCATCCATCGAACGCCGCTTGCCCGTTTGATCCAAGGCCTGATTTGATTGCAGCCGCTTCATCCGGCAGGACATAACCACGCCCCGTAGCAGCCTTGAGGGCTTGTTCTGGCGACATTGTGGCAGGTTGCGCTACATGCGGAGCCTGTGACACACCAAACGCCCCCACGGCTTGCGGGCTGCGTGTGTTGACCAGCGTTCCGCCCTCAGGGATTGCCATATATTTAGGTTGCGCAAGTTCAATGAACTTTTCCACCAATCCGGCATTATCAATCGCGCCCTGCAACGCTTGCGGGCTAAACTTGCCGCGATAATCCGCCATGCCGGTGTAACCAGATTGAATGCCTTGCTCAACAGCTTGATCCCATGCCGCCGCTTGTTGTTCTGCTGGCAACTGACTAATACGCAACGCCGCCTGTCCGGTGAATTTGGTCTGATCTTCCACCATGCGGCGCTTGTTGGCGTCGAGCGTTTTCCACGCCTCAAAATCCATGCCGACAAGCTGTTGCAATGCAGCCGGATCACCTTGCGCGGCCTTGGTGCGAAGGTCTGCCGCGCGTTGCTCTTGCATCAACTTCGCCCGTGCAGCTTCTTGCCCCGCCACGCGGTCTTGAGCCTGCAACGCTAAACGCGGATTGATCTTTGCCAACCGCTCATAGGCCGCTTGGCTCTCGGTCTTCTGAGTTTCGGTCGGAACGATGCCGCCGCCATTGCCGCCCCATTGCGTAGGCATGGTAGGTGTGCCCAATGCGCCCGTAGGCCCACCAGCAGGCTTGTTAGATGCCGCCATAAACGCTGCCAGCGCGCTATCCTCGCGGTTCTGCTTGATCGCCCCGCCGATGTCCGCGCCCAAGGCTAAGGCGTTCTGAAAGCCTGCCAGCGCGGAATTTGAACCCCAATTGATCATCAGCCAAAGCCCTTCAGAATACCGCCGCCCAATGTGCCGAGCGCGTTACCGAACACGCTTTGCTGCGACAATGCCGCATTGGCCCGCGCATCGCTTGCCGCCGTGTTGCTTGCCGCGATGGTGCCCGCGTAATTGGTGGAGACGCCAGCCAATGCACCCGCCGCCGTAAGCCCGACGCCTTGCTGATTAGCGACACCGCTTGCCCACTGGTTGCGATAGCCCGATTGCAGGTTCTGCCGGTAGTTTTCGAGCGCCTTCATGGCCGCACCGGATTGCCCCGTGCCCTTGCCAGCGTAGCCCGAATTTACCGAGTTGTTGCCTTCCTGTTGCTGGAAAGCGTAGTCCGAATTCCCGATGTAATTGGCGAATGCAGATCGGCTATCGGCTTTGGGTTGCGTGGTTGTGGCGAGAGCAGTTTGCGGAACCTGCCCATTCTGCCGCGCCTGCATCCTTTGCATGACATCGCCGATACCGTCACGAATACCGCCAAAGCCGCTGCCAAAGTTAAACCCGCCGTAAGCCGGAGCCGTAGCGGCAGGTTGTACCGTCTGCGTTGGTTGCTCAATGCCGTAGAAGTCGTTCAGCAGCGCGCCCGCATTGGTGCCGGTCTGCACGAACGGGGAGAGCGTGGCTTTGTTTTCGCCGTAAATCTCTTTTGTGAGCGCATTATTTTCGCGGGAATTCTGCGCTGCGGTATCAGCGGCTTTGTTGGCATTCTTGTTTGCGCTGGACGACGACAAGATCGAGCCACCAGCAATCAACCCTGCACCAGCAACAATCACCATGCCTAATTTCCAATCCATTTGGAATGGTATGTTTCGACAGGCTCAAAACCCAATGCCGTGAACAACCGCGATGAATCTTTGTGGAGTTTAGACCCTAGAAACATTCGCTGAACACCACGGCGCTTTGCCTCGCGTTCAACAGCTCTAAAAAGTCTCAGTCCGGCAGTACCGCCACGGACACTGGCGACTGTATAGTATATATCCATCGTCAAAGTCAAACAATCTCGGTAGTGCAGGCTTGGCTTTACGAAGCCCAAAAAGTACCCGACCAACTCGCCCGACTGCCGCAACGTGACCAGCATCAGTTCGCCCGCCGCGTCCAGCGCGTCATAGACTTCCTGCATGGGGTTAAGCGGCACCTTATCCTTGTTTAGTGCGAGTTCTTCCCAATGCGCCGGATAGATCGCGTTCAACTCCGGCAGGCATGATTGATAAGGCTCAACTTGCGCGGTGATCATGGCAACCTCACATCGACAATGCACACGATCCTGTCATCTGCGCTGTTATTGATGACCTCGTGCTCCGTGCGGTTATTGATCCACCAGACCGAGCCGGATTCAAAGTTCACGGTCTCGTCTTGAATGCGGAAAATCGCACCCGGACGGCTCTGCAAAACAATCTGATAGCGGGTGTACAACAGCGCGGGCGCGCCTTGGTCTATGTGCGGCAATATCCGCCCACCGGGACGCAAGCGCGTGATGATGACACGGCCCAAACCGATACCGCCAACGCGGCGCATCAGGTCAAGAGCGTGCGTGCGCAATTCCGGCAACTGATACCAAGCCGCATAGGGGTAGGCTGTGATGTCATCGATAACGTCGTTTTGATCATCGCCTACGCGGTTGAACATCATCCAGATGTCGTCAGCATCGGCGTGGGCTGTGCCGGGATGGCTTGTCCGTAGGTCGTTAGCGTTCCACAGATCAGGCTTTGCAGCCAAGGTCGCCAGCGTCTGCGTTGGATCGATTGAACCGATGTGTAGAAAGTGTTTCAAGTCAGCACCCCATTGCCGCGCAGATCGCTGATCAAAGCCGCCAACCGCTGAGACAAACCCTTTACCGTGTCGTCAATCGCCTGCACCTCGGCTTGGGTGTAGGCCGCGCTAACAGTCTGGCCCGCGTAGCTGGCGAATGTCGTGCGCGCGAACGTGCCAGTCGGGTCAACCCATGCCGCCGTCTGATCCTTCAGCACCGCGTCGAGAAAGCTTGTGGAAAGGCCGGTCACATCGTCCTGAATTGTGATGATCGACGCCTGCGCCGCCGCGATGTCCGCAACAGCCGCAGTGAGTGTGGCCTGCGTCACCTCTAGCGCCGCCTGCGCTTCCTCTAAACCCTCTTGCGTGGCTGCAATCTCGGTAATCGTGGCATTGATGCTGGCAAACGCGCCTTCGATGGCTTCCATGGTCTTTTGCCAATGGATTTGCATTTGCGCTGTCGGTGTCCCCGCGCTCTCGAAATAGGCTTTCTGGCGTTGCAGGCGCGCAAGACTGACTACGGTCGGTTCAATCATTGTCTGCCGCCGCCTGGCTCATTTACCAAAACACCACTGCAACGTATGTCTATCGGATCGGTCACGCGGAATTGCACAAGTAACGAAGGCCGGGACGCAACTCCAAGCCCGCGCCATTCCACCTCTTGCCGATACTTGCCCTGCGGACCGAGCGACTTTTGCCGCCAATCACCCCAAGTCTTGCCGTCATCGCGCGACATACGCATTTCAATAACGGGGCTATCGTAATCGCCGGTCAGGAAAGGCGTCTGCCCGACATTCACCCGCGCAACGATATTGCTGATACGGATAGCGCCGCCATCGATAGGCAATCCCGCCGACCATAGCCGCTCCATCTGCCCGCCTAGATCGACATGACCCGCGCCAAAGGCCAGCGTCCGACCATCCACGCCCGAACCGAAAACACCGCCTGAAAAGCAGCTTGGCACCCAACGATTGAAACCGTAGCTTTTCCATTCCGACCATTGGCCGGTGCGAGGTTGGAAAACCTGCGTTTCGTTGTCGAGTTGTAGACAGAGATATTCGTTGCCGCCCATCACGAACGGAAAAAGGCTTACCGTTGCGCTGGCTTCGATGCGCTCTTGCAGGCCATTGTTCGAGATGACGTTGTTTTCATCCGACATGCACACCTGATTTTCGTGCGTCACCCATGCGAATGTGGAACCGATAGCCGCCACACATCCCGTAGCGCGGATGCCCTTTTCGATCACGCTGGATTCTAGCGGCTGAAATGGCAATTCATCGTCACTTGAATTAGGCCAAGGTTCAGTGGTTTCAGCGCCAAACAACCAAAGGATATCATTAACAAAAATAGCGTCTAACACGCGGTCAGGCTGATTTTCAGCCGTGGCGAAGTCGAGCGGATCAACCGTGCTTTCAAGAACCGGCGTCCAATAGAATTTGCCCGTGTCGGCCCGCAACGCGATGAACCGGCCCGCGCCTGCAATGACCTTGATCACCGAAGCGCCGTCAGGGAATGCCACGTCGGCCAATGTGGTGCCGTTATAGTAGCGCAGCGCCCCGCCCGCCGCCACCATAATGCCACCTTCATTGCCAGCGACCGACACAGGCCCATCGCCGGGGACCGCGCCTAGATAGGTCGTGGTGCGATACAGCGCACCAGATGACACGCCAAACAGATCGCCCGACTGCACACCATCCTTGCGGAACACAGCCTTGACCGGCCCCGCGCCCATATCAGCAGCCCGATCAATAACCGCCATCCGGCTTTGCAGTGCCTTGCCGGTCTTTTCCGTTGGCGCTTGTTCAAGAACCATATTGACCACAGACAGCGCAGGAAGCCCGCCGCGCCCGCGTTCATAGGATGATGTAGCGAATTCAATATTCGCCATTAGGCAGGCCCCATGAAGTACGAGGCAGGCCGGTATGCATCGAACATCTCGCGTTCGGAAAGCTGCGCGGTTTCCCTCAGTTCAGGCGTTGGTGAAACACCGAATATATTGCAGCACCGCAACGCCAGATTGGACATTACGCACTCGGTCCATTCTTCAGGGATGTCGATGGTTTCGCTTGGATCGGTGACAGTATCAAGCGCGCGGTCAATATCGAGGTTAAGCGTGAAGTCAGCAGTCGGCACAGGCCAGACGTTTAGGACAAGCGCGCCCGCGTTTTGCTCTACGTTGTAAATCGTTGGCGTGCCCGATGCCGCCTTATTCGGCGGGATCATGTAATCGTCACGTTCAAATCGGATCATAGCGCGTTCATTCGTCGCGCTATCGATGTACCGTGCACCGTTCACTTCTCGCACATAGACTGGCAACGTAATAGCTGCCGTATCCGCCGTGCCAGCAGCGGTGTAAACTTCCTGCTTCCATCCAAGCCCGCGCGTTGCCCAAGTCTTGAGCATGGCGTTCAATCGGAAAATACATGCGTTCATTTCGTCGGCTTCAGGATCATCCCCGAATGCAATGGTGCCGTTTTCGAGAAGAGCGTTCTTGATGAAGTCCCGCGCCGTGGTGCTGAATGCCGTGGTGCCGCTGGTTGTCATAATTGATCCGCCGTGGTTTCGTTCGGGGTGTTGTCCACCTGATTATCAGGGCGGGCATTCGGCAACGGAACGCCTTCAGCCTTGACGCGTGGCGGGGTCATTTCGGCGGGCTTCGGATCTAGGCAGGAACCGCACACCATTAAGCCGGTCCATTCCTTGCGCAGATCACGCAAGCGCCGCTTGGCTGCGCACCGATCACAAAGCCCGTAGGTGCCGCCGGGAATGTAGGAACTGCTACCTTCAACCATTGCGCGGACCTCTGAAAAGAAAAGTGCCCACCCTTTATAAGGCGGTGGGCGTTCCTTGTTTTACTATGCTCCGGCTGAAGCAAAGCAGCCGCGCCAGTCGGCCCAGCCCGTAGCGAAACGCTCGGTTGCCTTGGCCTTGGCGTTCTCGGTGTCGAAGTCGTTATCCTTGGTAAATTCCAAGGCGCGACGGTTGAACGACAACAGACCATACGGAATGTCCGTGGTCAGGAACCACGCATCGCTGTCCGTCAAGTACGGGTCAACGATGACCATATCAACCAAGCCCTTTGCCTTCAGCACGTTCACGTTGTTCGTGTTCGTGGTGTCGGTCTTCGCACCTGACTGAAGTTCGCTGTCCAGAATGCGCGAGGCATTGAACATTTCAGACGGGTGGATGATCAAAGCCTTAGGCATTGCGCCAAGGATATGACCACGAGCGTTCTTCATGGTGCTGATTGCCGTCACGGCGCTTTCAAGGGCGCTTTCGGACAGATCGGCAGCAGTCAGAAGGTTCGACTGATTGCCCGACAGGGTAGGGTGCGATGCCGAGAACAGCGCAACACCGTCACCGCCGACATACGAACCCGAAAAGCCACGGTTCAGCACATTGGCGTGAACGATGCACTTGGTCGTGTTCATCGAACGGGCCAATTCAGCCGAACGCCGCTCCGAGATGGTCTTGTATTGACCGTCTTCGATAGCTTCGCGCGTGACAATGTAGCCAAGGCCATAAACCACGTTGGTGAAACGCGACTTGTAGCCTTCGCCGTCATTGTCGTACTGGATCGACGCGCCTTCAGGCTTCGGAGCAGCAAGACCAAAGCCAGTAGCTTCGGCAATTTCCTCGTACGCCTTGTCGGACGTTTCCATCTGGAAATACGATTCGTACGGCTTGCCATATTCGTCGTACTTGTTGCCGAACCACGCCTTTACGCCGGGCCAAAGGTTCGACGGGTGGTTTGAACGAGTAATAGTCATGTTCCGTCCTCCTTAGACGCCAGTGGTGCCAGCAGCGGGGGTTTCAGTGGCTTCGACAATCGAGACGAGCCATACAGGGCCGGTGCCGCCGATGGTGTTGCCAATGGTCTGGTCAAATGCGACAATGCGCATCTGTGCCGAAGTGGTGGCCTTGGTGGAGCTATCCAGCATGTAGCCAGACTGCTTCGTGTAGACGCTGCCTGCACCAGCCACCAAATCAGCGTTGTTGCCGATGTCCGTGGTCGCCAGGGCGCCGCCAACTGCGTCTTCTTCGATGGCGAACAGAAGGTTATAATCATCCGCAACAAGCAGATAATCAGCTTCCGAAGCCGCACGATAGCCGCGATTGATTGCCGTGGTGGAACCGGCTGCAACGCCGTCCTTGGTGCCGAAGCCCACAACAACGCCCGTCACGCGGTCGCCAGCAGCGGCGCGCGCAACACCGGGAACGCCAGCAGCGTCACCCGTGCCAGAGATAATGACCGGATCACCAACAAAGATGTTGTTCGTTTCTCCGGCAGCGACAGAATACAGATTGCAAGCGCCGTTGTACGGTGCCCCGCTCTTGTAGCGAATTGGTTTCAGACCAAAAGCCATTTAGACCTCCGTGAGTTTATTTCCCGGCACGGAGTAAAGTTCTTCCGAGCCAGCGCGGTCGGCAGTCGGTCGGGCAAGCTGTTCATTGTCGCGCTGTTTGATCGCGGCCAACTTTTCGGCCTGATCTTGCGCCATGAATGCCTTAGGCTTCATCAGCAGATGCTGTTGCATCGCCTTGCCTTCCGAGTTTCGACCACCGTGGATAGGTGCAACGTCGGGCACTTTGTCCCAATCGTCGTTCTGCGTCAGATGTTGAATCCGTGAACCGTCATCGCGCCCCCAGCGAAACTCCATATCGGGGTGGGCTTTGATAACTTCTGCGGGGATCGCCAGTTTTGACGCAATGCCACCCGATCTACGGCGGCGCTCGGTGTTCGTCGTTTCGTCACGCTTCGGACGCCCCGGACGGCGGGTTTCTGTTGCGCTATCTAGCACAGGTTTAGAATCTTGCATATTCAATTTTCCTCGTACCAGATTTTTGCGTAATCCTCGCGATTGATGCCGCGCGTCCGCTCGAAATCGATGGCCGCTTTCTGTGCATCTGCGGGAAGCGTCGAAAAGCCTTTCTTGCCCGATACTGCCGCGCGATTGCCCGGAGTGTTCAGGGGTGCGGGTTTGGGTTTGGGCTTCTCTGCTTCAAAGAATTCGGGGAACATGGCCTTTGCTTCGCGCTCGACGATAGCCAATTGCCGCGCATGGCCGAGGCCGGTGGCAGCGAGTTCATTGGTGCGATTGATCGCCCATGCTGTCGCTTCCTGATCCTTTTGGAACCAGCTGGCGTTGCGCTCTATGAATGCGTGCGTTTCGTCTGGAACGGTTGGCTGAACAACGGCGTCTACCTTCGCTAATTCTTTTTCAGCACGGCGGAAGGTTTCCAGATCGCCAGCGTCAAAGGCTTCGTTCTGCTCTTTCAGCAGCCGGTCACGTTCCTTGGCGACTTCGCGCTCTGTGATGGTGGCAGACGTTCGGGCCACGCGGGCAAGCTGGTCTTCCACACCCTTCAGGCGGTTCGATAGCTTGTGGTTTACATCCACCGTGGCGCGCATGAAGTCGTGCGCAGGCTTCCATTTCTCAGGATCGCCCTTCCAATCATCTTTCGGACGCCAGCCCATTTCAGAGGCTAGGCCCTCAAGCGTTACCGGCTCCGGTTCGCTTTGGGGTGCTTCAATGACTTCGGCAACTTCGCCTTCGTCAATCGCCTCGTCTCCCGACGATGCATTCTGTTCAAGGTCCATAGACACTCACTCTTGCCCATAAGGCGGGCCACCTATCCCCACTGCGGGGAAACTTAGTACAGCAGCAGAATATCAGTTGCGGTCGTGCCGGTTGCGAGAACCTGCACCGGACGAATGGGGAGGATGCCAGCGGGGACAGCCTTAAACGTCACTGCGCCGGTCTTGCCTCGCAGCACCACAGCCACATCGCCAGACACACCAACGTAGATCGCGCGCGGGTACTGAAA